GGCCCCTATGACTTTTCCGCAAATGTGAGTTTCTTCTGTTATGTCAATGATCGGGTATTGCGGATTGATCGGTCTCAAATATTGGCGACCCGCGTCGGCTACCAGAACCTTAAACGTAACCTCGTTCGTTCTAGGGACCCTAGCGATGACTCTATCTCCGGTGTGGGTTTCGGCTTCGGGATCGACAAAAATAATGCAACCCGCAGGGTAGCTTCGCCCAGGGCCTGGATTTGTCATGGAATCGCCTAAAACCTTCAAGGCGTAGCCGTTATCGCTTATGGGCACCGGGCAAGACAGCCAGCTGTCCGCGTGATAGGGCTCAAAATTTGAGATGGCCTCGTTCCATGCGCCGGCCTGTACCCATGAAATCAATGGCACCTTCCCGAATCGCTCAAGCATCCCGCTGACATTGCTCTGATCTCCTACACGAAGCTGGTGGACGTTGCTAGTACCTTCTTGTTCCTTGGGGAGTACGCCATATTCCAACCATTCGCGTCGCACCTTCAGCCATGAACAAAGCGCTGTCATGCTGTCGGCTTCAGCTATGGCTTCACCGTTCAGCCATTTGCTAATCGCTTGAGTCGTTTTGACGACACCGACAAATTTCAGTTGCTTGTGGATGTCCACACCACGGCCTCGGCGGCGAACGCCGGCGTCGTCGAGGGCTTCATGTAAGCGCTTGCTGAAAGCTGCGCGTAATTCGTTTTTATCAACCATGAGTTGAGAGTTACATGAACCTTGCGCAAATGTCAGTTGATCTATAATATCAACTCGAAGTTGATAAATGGAGGTTGCCATGCTGCAACCCACTGATTTTTCGAATGCTATTGCGTTCGCTTTCGAAGCTGCTGGCGGTATCGGTGCTGCTGCGAAGGCTTGTGGAAGAAGCTATCAAGCATTGAACAAATGGCGCTTAGCTGGGTGCTTACCTCGTACTGACTATACCGGCGAAACCAACTATGCAGAGTGTCTAGCTATTGCTGCAAAGCAGAACGGAAACCCGTTCGAAGCGTCTTGGTTGCTTGAGGCGGCAGCACCACTGAAACAAAAACTGATGTAGAAAAAAGGCGACCCACGGGCCGCCCAGTTCCTCCCGACACACACCACCACAGTGCTGTTGGGTCGCAATAAAGGTAGGCGGGCACACCACATGCTAAACCACCCACCTTTATCGCGCTGCCAAGGCACGGATGCCCTGGGTTGCTGCCTTCTCACCACAGATAGGGCAGCTGTTGCGCCAGAGGTAGACGACGGATCGTTTGCCTCGGCACGGTGCCGGTATCGATCTCGAGGATCTAGCCGGCGTGTGGGCCCTTTCAAGCCACGCGGCAAATGTATCACCACTGCATGCCGCGCGGCACTGGCAACTTATAAGGATTAATGCCATGAGCCGAATCGCTCTGAGTTGTGTAGAACGAGCGCAGCGGGAAATCCTGCCGCTCGATCTCGCGCTTTACCATGCAGCACGGGACTACCCTGGTGGCGCCGCTGCAATAGCCGCGACCACCGGCCGCAACCCCACCACGCTGCAGCACAAGCTTTCACCCACGCATCCCAGCCACTCCGTGAATATTCAGGAGTTCGGCGAAATCCTCGAACTGACCAAAGATCGCCGTATTCTCGATGCGGTGCATGCGCTGGTCGGCGACACGACTTGGCAGGAGTTGGCCGAGGCCTATACCAACGACATGCCTGAAACCTTGACCACCGGTATCGCTGGGTACTTCCGACAGGTTGCCGATCTGGCTGATATCTGGGCTAAGAGCATTGGTGATGGCGTTGTGACGGATCGCGAGCTGGCCGAGATTCGCCTACAAGTGTTTCGCGGCATCCAGGGGCTATTGGGGTTGTTCAATCGCGCCTCGTACGTCAATCAGACAACGCGGGGTGCAGTCCATGGCTGATATCGCCGATTTTGCGAATGACCTGGTGCAGGAGCGTCTTGATCGGGCACTGGCTGCACGCAACGCTGCTAAGCCCATATTGGCGGCGCATTCGTTCCTGTTTTGTGTCAGCTGCGAAGATCCCATTCCAGAGGCTCGCCGACTTGCCCTGCTGGGGTGCACTCAATGCGTGATTTGCCAGTCCATCGACGAGTCGCGGGAGGCCCGCCATGCTCGATGAGGTATTGGGACAATTCGCAGACTACGGCCTTGAACCTGATCAGCCGCTGACCTTCGGCAAGCTGACTCGCTGCAAAACTGCGCAGGACAAAGGCAAGGAGAAAAACGGTTGGTATGTCGTCCACGAACACCGAACCGAGAGAAACGAAGCGCTGATTTTCGGCAGCTTCGGTGACTGGCGTTCCGGTGAGTCGCAAAAGATCAAGGTGAAGGCTGGGCGTATGTCTCCTGAAGAGCGCGAGGTCATGCGCGCTCGGCAAGAGGATGCCAAGCGTAAAGCGGCCGAGATGGCCGCCAACGCCGCACGGCGAGCGGCGAACCGTGCAGCCGGTCTGTTCAAGCGCATGCCGGAGAAGGGTAAGAGCGCCTATCTAGATCGAAAGCAGATCGTTGGGTTCAAGGTTCGTTACGCACCGCGCACTGGCGCGGTGTTGGTGCCGATGTGCAATGTACGGCATCAGATCGTTGGCCTACAGGTGATCTTCCCCGCTAAGCAGGAAGACACGGGACGTGACAAGACCTTTTGGCCTGCCGGTATGTCGAAGGAGGGCGCCTTTCATTTAATTGGCGGACATCCCGAGCCTGGCGAACCGGTGTTGATCTGTGAGGGTTACGCCACGGGCGCCAGCCTGCACATGGCAACCTCAATGGCGGTGGCTATCTCCTTCGATGCGGGCAACTTGCTCTCGGTTTCCAAGGCCATGCGCGAGCAGTTCCCCGGCTGTCCGGTGATCATCTGTCGCGACGATGATTGGAAAACAAAGCGCCCGAACGGCGAGCCTTGGAATCCGGGCGAAGAGAAGGCCAACAACGCGGCGTTGATCGTCGGTGGTCAGGTAGTTGCGCCAGTCTTCTCTGGTGAGCGTGAAATCAAATGGACTGACTTCAACGACCTGCACGTTGCTGAGGGGTTGGAGGCTGTCCGTCGCCAAGTACTGGCGGTGGTCAAGCCACCTGCAGCTGGTGGTTGGAAGGACCAACTGGCCCGCACCGAAAACGGTGCCCTGATCGCGCACATGCAGAATGTTGAGCTGATCCTCGGAAATGACGAGCGTTGGGCCGGTGTGATCAGTTACAGCGCCTTCAGCTCGAAGATCGTCAAACTGCGTTCGGCACCTTATGGCGGCGGTACAGGCGACTGGGCTGATATTGATGACGTCCGGGTGATGAAGTGGCTTGCGCAGCAATATAACTTGCGGGTGAAGTCGACCCAGGTGATCGAGGCGGTAAGTGTTGTAGCCCATGACCGTGCATTTCATCCAGTGCGTGAGTACCTGAACAAGCTCGAATGGGACCGAGTGCCTCGGCTAGAAAGCTGGCTCACCGATGTCATGGGTGTGCAAGCGAGTGAGTATTCGGCCAAGGTTGGTAAGCGCTGGATGCTCTCGGCGGTGGGACGGGTGATGAAGCCAGGCTGCAAGGCTGACTCGGTGATGATCCTTGAGGGCGCTCAAGGCGCCGGTAAATCAACGGCGATGAGTATCCTTGGCGGTGAGTGGTTCATGGACACGCCTTTCGCTCTGGGCGACAAGGACGGTTTTCAGGCGATTCGTGGCAAGTGGATTGTCGAGCTGGGTGAGCTGGACAGCTTCAACAAGGCAGAAAGCACCAAGGCCAAGCAGTTCTTTTCGGCATCCACCGATACCTACCGCGAGAGCTACGGCCGCAGAACGAACGACGTGCCACGCCAGTGTGTGTTCGTGGGTACGACCAACCAAGATGAGTACCTCAAGGACGCCACCGGAAACCGGCGTTACTGGCCGGTGGCTTGTACTAAGGTCGACCTGGAGAAACTACGCGAGATCCGCGATCAGCTTTGGGCTGAAGCGATGTTCTGCTATGAGGCTGGTGATATTTGGTGGGTGACGCCGGATGAGGCCCCTATGTTCGCCGAGGCGCAGGACGAGCGTTTTGTGGTGGACGAATGGGAAGGGCCCATCCTGACCTGGTTGGAGGAGTTCCAGCTCGGCGAAACCACATCCGGGAGTGAGGTATTGACCAGCGCGCTGAAGCTCGACTACGGCCACTGGGGCAAGCCCGAGCAGATGCGTGTCGGAGCGATCATGCATCGGCTCGGATGGCGGCGTGTGCGTTTGCCTGCATTGGCGAAGAGTGGACAGCGGCCATGGGCTTATAAGAGGCCGACAGGGTGGGGTGGTGCCTCGGCGTTGAAGGTGGAGCCAATTGAGGAGCCTTGCTTCGGTGATTAAGCGAATCGATGAAATGCTCAAACTTTGGGCCGAAGATCTGCACTCCCCCATGACCGTGTCGTTCGGTGGGGCTAGCGGTGGCAACATGATCGCCATGCTGATGGAGTGCAAGGGCGAACTGATACGCGGGACTCGTGGCAGCCGGGTGTTGCTGGATGAATCGGCAGATATCGAGCTGATCGTGAACAAACATCTTGCCCCTGAGCTTGCCCTGGTGGTGATGGAGCATTACTGCAACCACGAGAGCTTTCTCTCGCAGAAGATGCTGCATTGCGGATGCAGTGCGCCGACTTATTACCGGCGTCTGCACGATGCTCATGTGAATATCGAAGGCATGTTGATGGGGAAGGCTGCGTGACCCCAGGCATGACTCTGGCTGTAGTTGTCCCACTGGCCCGCCTTGTCCCACTGCGTTTAAACGTGGTGGGACAAGCGCGGGCCTTGTCGTTGTTGGGCTGTCCCACCGTCCCGCCTATTGGAGCCTTCCGCCCATGTGAGCGGAGCGGGCGCCAGCACGCGCCCGTGGCGCGCACGCGTGTTATTCAATTCCTTCCTTCATACGAGAAAGAAGATAAAAAAGTAGGACAGTGGGGCGACGCCCCGAATTTAGACGCTCTCAGGAGTCCCACCTCGTTTCTGAAAGGTGGGACACATGGGACAGCGCAACAGCAACAGATAGCCGAGGGGTGTATTCGCCGGCATTCGCTAGGCGTTCACCTTGCGTTACCCACTTATTCACCGGGTGGCATTAAAGTGGGGTTGCTGCCATGAGAATCGACCTGTAAAAAGTAGTCATCTTCGATAGGTGCGACCGCAGAGAGCGGCAGACACCACACACCAAACCCGGCCATTGCGCCGGGTTTTTGCGTTTATGGGGAAGGGCGATGACAAACGAGCAGCAAGCGCTGGCAGAGATGCCGATCTGGTTAGTGATCGTCCTTGCCCTGGTCGGCGGTGTATCGGGCGAGATGTGGCGAGCAGATAAGGATGGGGCTCGAGGCTGGGCGTTGTTGCGCCGGCTGGCGCTTCGGTCTGGTGCCTGCATTGTCTGCGGCGTGTCGGCGATGATGCTGATGATCGGCGCGGGCATGACGATCTGGACCGCCGGCAGCTTGGGCTGCCTGACCGCGATGGCCGGTGCCGACGTGGCCATCGGCCTTTACGAGCGCTGGGCAGCCAAGCGGCTCGGCGTATGCGAAGTGCCGCCCGCAGACGGTGAGCAGGGGTGATGCACCGGTTTGGGGCGCCGAAATCTGCCGGGGACCCTGGGGTTATTCGGGGGGTACGGGGTCGGAAACCCGCGGGAAAGTGTTAGCGGACAGTTCACCAGCTTAGTGAACTGAGGTGAACAGGTGAACCCCCCGAATTCATTAGGTGAACAGGACATTCCATCATGACGGTGATCAGCAAAACGGAGTTTGCCGCACGGCGTGGCTGGGCCAAATCGTATGTTTCCAAGTTGGCCAGTCAAGATCGGTTAGTGCTGACTGAGGATGGCAAGGTAGAGCTGGAAGCCACCGAAGCATTGCTGGCCGAGTTTGCCGATCCAAGCAAAGCTGCCGTTGCCGACCGCCACGAACGGCTTCGTCTGCAGCGGGAAGTGCAAATCGCCGCCGAAGAACCTGCGGTGCCGCAAGTCGGGCAGACTGTGGACTTTCAGAAGTCCCGCGCGCTGCGCGAGCACTATCTGGCCCTGCAAGAGCAAGCCAACTTTCACAAACAGCAAGGAACGCTGGTGGAGCGCGTCGCGGTGGAAACCGGTGCCTATAACGCGGGCCGCCTGCTGCGCGACCAACTGCTGGGCATGCCTCCGCAACTCGCACCGGAACTCGCCGTCATGACCGACCCCTGGCAGATCGAAAAGCATTTGACCGCGGCTATCCGTCGCTCGCTTGAGGACGCAGAGCGTTTGTCCTCGGCGGATCTTGAACACGCCCTGACCACGAGTTAAACCAATGCCCACGGAAATCCCCGACGGCGCAGAGGTGTACCGGGAGGCATATTTCCGTGGTCTGCATCCAGACCCGGACGTCTGGATTGATGAGTGGGCCGACGAGTACATGCGTATCCCGCGTGACACTGGCGCGGCCGAGCCCGGCCAGTACCGCACCTCTCGTACACCCTATGCTCGCGAGCCGATGCGCTGCTTATCGCCGGCTCACCCCTGCAAACGCGTGGTCACTATGGTGGCCTCGCAGCTGATGAAAACGCAGATTGCGTTGAACTGGATCGGCGGCCTGATCCACATGGCGCCATCCAATATCCTGACGCTGTTGCCGAGTCTGGGCTTGGCAAAGCGGGTGTCTTCGCGGATCGGTAAGACGATCAAAGCCACACCGGTGTTGCGCGAACGTGTGGCCTCCAGTCGCTCGCGGGACTCGCGCAACACCATGGACACTAAGGAGTTTGAGGGTGGTTCGTTGTACGTGACCACCGCCGGCTCTGCGGCCAACCTGGCGGAGCTCTCAGCGCGCTACGTTTACGGCGATGAGATAGACCGTTGGGAAGTGGACATCGGCGAAGAGGGCGATCCCATTGAGCTCGCGGAAACGCGCGGAAGTACCTTCGGCCGCAACGCCAAGTTTTACTTCTCCAGCTCACCAACGATCAAAGGCGCCTCGCGGATCGCCGATCTATTCGAGGGCAGCGACCAGCGTCACTACTACGTGCCATGCCCGACCTGTGGCCACATGCAGACCCTGGAATGGGAACGCCTGCATTACTCACAGGATTACAGCGTGGTGCATTACCAGTGCGCCGGGACTGACTGCGACGTGCTGATCGATGAGTACCACAAGGGCGAAATGCTCGCCCAGGGCGAATGGCGGGCACATGCCGAAGGCGATGGTGAGACGGTGGGCTTCCACCTCAATGCGCTGTATTCGCCGCTGGGCTGGATGGACTGGAAGTCACTGGCCAAGCAGTTTGAAAAAGCCAAGAAAGCCCAGGGAAAGGGCGACCTTGAGCCCATGCAAGTGTTCTACAACACCCGCCTGGCGAGGGTCTGGGACAGCGCACAAGAGCAAACCAAAGCCGATGTGCTGAGACAACGCGCTCGATTGGAAAGCTACGGTCTGGGTTCGATGCCGGCTGGCGTGTTGATGCTCACCGGCGCCGTAGACGTTCAGGCCAATCGCCTGGAGTTCATGGTGATGGGCTGGGGCATAGGGATGGAGCGTTGGATTGTCGACTTCCAGGTGGTGCCGGGTGATCCCGCAGACGAACGCACCTGGGCTGCGTTGGATGAATTGCTTAAGGCCAAGTATCGCCATCCGTGCGGCGTGGGTCTGGGCATTCTCGCCACAGGCGTCGACTCCGGTGGTCACCACACCGATGAGGTCTATCAGTTCTGCCGTGTGCGTCGCTGGCGAAACGTGTTCGCCATCAAGGGCGCGAGCAAGCCGGGTAGACCGGTGATCGCTCAGCGGCCTTCGATGGTCGACGTGACCTGGAAAGGCCAGACCGAACGCAACGGTGCCGAACTGTGGTTTGTCGGTACCGACACGGCGAAGGACTGGATCTACAACCGCTATCCGTTCGAGTCGGGGCCGGGAGCATTGCATTTTGCCAATGACCTGCCGGATGACTTCTTCGACCAGTGCGTTGCGGAGCGCAAGGTCGCGCGCTACGTGCGCGGCCACAAGCGCATCGAGTGGGTCAAGGGCAAGGCCGAGCGCAACGAAGCACTCGACCTGATGGTGTACTGCCTGGCCATGGCGCATTACCTGGGCCTCAACCGTTACAAGGAACACGACTGGGAGCGGGTGCGTCAGTCCCTGGCGCAGTCGGGTCTGTTCGACGAAGCCTTGGGCATCAAACCGATTCAAGGCGAACGCGTCAGCACTACCGGTCAAACAACTCCGGCTGCTGCACCGCAATCACCACGACAACTCGCCCCTCCGGTTGTGCCCTCGCGACCCGCAACACCACCTCAACGCCGCAGCTCTGCCAGCGGCTACCTGAAGAGACGCTGATATGTCCTTTACCCAGAAGCACCTCGACGCGGTTGAGGCGGCGATCGCTCGCGGTGAAAAAACTGTGCGTTACGCCGACCGTACCGTGGAATACCGCACGGTTGATGAATTGCTC